TGGGAGGAAAGTTCTGGTCAGCCCACTCCTCCATTGTGTGCATCTCGTCCTGTAATCTGGCAAGGAGTAACTGCCCCCGCATTATATTAAATGCAAAGCCATTATCCTGTTGCCTGTCCACAATAACTCTTATATCTCTTTCTAAATTATATGCTTGATCTGTCCAGTTCTTGCCTTCCACCTCAAGCTGAGAAGCAAGCTTCCTCGTAAGTTCTGCATCACGCACACAATAGAGAAGCATCTCTTGACTGTACTCATTGAAGCTATCTATCTCCAGTTTTTTATAACTCAATCTCTTACCCCAAGCCTCAAGAGAATGACCTCCATCGCGGATTGGATTATATAGTTGGGATTCGATAAGAGTGTCCCTGACCTGTTTAGGTTTTATGTCGGTACCAATAAGTCTATTCAGGACGGGAGCATCAAAGCTAAGTCCATTATGCATTATGAATTGATCTACTTTCCCAGACCATTCTTTAAACCTGCGACAAGAATCCTGCACCCATTCCCATACCTGTCCTGTATAGTAGTTCTGTGCTACTATGCAATGTATCTTCGTTGCATCCAGCTTGTCCGTTTCTATGTCAACGATAGCTCTCACTATTCGTCGCCCTGCCTTATCTTCGGATAAACATTTAACCAATTATCTGTCCGTAACTGGTTTTGATTTAAACCATAACCATCACCATGTCCTAAATTAATTATATTTTTAGGGTTAATTAATTCATCTTTAGTTGCCCATCCTCGAATAAGAAACGTAGGGTAGTCAGCGGTAACCAAAACAAAAATGTCAATCTCTTCATAGGGTGTATTTACTTTTGCAAGTAACCTTCCTGATGCATACTTAGTTGTTTTAACATCTATGCGACGGCCAGACTGAGACAGTAAATCAACGCCTCCTTTTCTGGCATATATAGTTAAGTCTGGATAAACATTTAACCATTTGGCTGTTGCCAGTTCCCCTCCCAGTCCTAGAAGATCTGTCTCCTTATTGCTTTGAGGACCAATCTTACCATTGTGTACATTAGATGATCGTGCTGTATTGTAACGCATTGCAGCACCTTCGGAGCAAAGCTTTTGCTCAAGGTCAGTTAAGGTATATTTATATATCATTTGATTTGGTTAATCCTTCCTCTTCTAACTGTTTATAGAATTTACCTACTGCAATAATTTGGTCGGGCGTTGCTGATGATTTAATATTGTTTGCTAACTGTGATACCCAGATTAGATTCCCCCTTACATATCCCCTTAAATTATTTATTCGATCAAGGCTTGGGGAATTAAACCTGCCCTCCTCGTTCCCTGTTTTAAAAGGTATATTTAGTATGGGACATTTCCTATCTTGTGGAAAAATTTCTTTTAAATACAATGCATCAATATCACAATCCAGATTAATTCTTTTAGATCTCAGATTACACCTACTAACTCTTCGGGTAAAGAATGTAGGATGATCCATGTCTAAAGTCCTCTGATGAGCATTTCTTTCATGTTGTCTATATTTTTCTGGATTCTTTTTCCTAGCCATTAACCTTTGCCAATACCTCAATTCGACCCACTCCTTATCATTTTTATATTTGGCATACTGTTTTCTAGCCTTGGCATTCTTTTCTTCTCTAGATTGAGGCATCAGTCAGTATCCTCCAGAAAGGGATTATCAATCTGTGTCATACGACCCGTATCCTTATTGTAGTGCAGGTAGCAAGCCACGCCTGTATCTCCAGTGTACCTGTTCTTTAGTATCCTGACTGTAGTTGTGTTGGCTTCGATCTCGTCGTCTGCCTGTTGGTTTCTTTCCAAGGCTATAACACTATCGGATAAATGTGCTATACTGGCTGACCCTCTAAGATGTGAGAGTGATACTTCTCTACCATCCTCATGCCCTCGATCACCTGATGGCCTGCGTAGATGTGATACAAGTAACAGACCTATGCCTGTCTCTTCTACCAGAGATCGTAGCTTGGTCATAAGGATATCAATGGACTTGCGTTCATCACCCTTGTCCTCCTGTCCACTAACAAGGATGCTTAGATGGTCAAGTACCACCCATTTAATATCAAGAGCCTTTGCCATGTATCGTACACGATCCAGTATCTCATCGTTCTCCACTGAACCAAAGTGATCGAAGGCAAAGAACCTTCCTGATCCTACGGTATCATCAAACCAACCCTCTATCTGTTCATTGCTATACTTCTCTCGTACCTCACGTATGTATAGCCTAGCGTCTGCCTCTACCGACATGATGTTCCATGCTGTGTTCTTGGTGTTCTCCTCCAGTGCAAGGATACCTATGTTGTCTTGTGTGTTATGCATGAGATGATACATTAGTTCCCGCATGACACTTGACTTGCCCATGCCAGCACCACTGGTGAAGCAGACAAGTTCACCTGTCCTCATGCCATAGGTTTTCTCATTCATCTGAGGCCAAGGATACATGCAAGTCTCGCTGTAATCCTCTTCAAACAAACTGTCTTTAAGATCTTTAAGGTTTATAATACCTGCTGGTGTATAGGTCTTTGCATTCCACCAAGCTTGGGTAAACTTCTCGCGTTGTCCTGTCTTGAGATATTCATTGGCATCTTTTAATTCAAGAGTCATTATCTTGCACTTGTTAGGTTCAAACAATCTCGCTACTTTCTCAGCAGCTAGGCGTCCTGGCTTGTCGTTGTCAAATGACAGCACGATTGTTTCAAACTTATTAAGATATTCAAGTGCATCCTTACAATTCTTCACGGCTGATGCTGCACCATTCTTCAGAGAGATGCTAGGCCACTTCGATCCCATCAGTTCATAGGCAGACATGGCATCCAGTTCACCCTCACATATGGTAATGAACTTGCCAGACTGATTGAAAAGATTTTGTCCAAACAAAACACAACTGGACAAGTCCCCCTCAGACCAGAAGGTTTTGTCTTTAGTGCGTCTGAACTTTGATGCTACATGATCACCTGCACTGTTATAATATTTATATTGATGGTGGTCTATTACCGTACCGCTTCTGGAAATACCAACCCCATATTTTCTACACGTTTCCAGACTAATCTTACGATCAGTAATGCTTGAGTATGTAAAGGTTTTGTTTACTGTCTGTGCCATTTTTACAACCTTTTGTTCAGACTTCATAAGTTCTCCTATGTCTTGGTTTGCCCTTCGCGTCTTGCAAGAATAACAATAGGTGTGACCGTCATCATACACTCCTAAAGCATCGCTTGAACCACACCTGTCACACGATGTATGTTTGACAAAGTTATTGTCTGATTTGTGTTCTGACATACTACCATTTCCCCTTGCTCATGTCAAGCAGTTCTTTGCACAGTTCTTTTCTGTACCCCATGATCTCCTTCTCCATTGATACAAGCGTCTCGATTTTATCGACTCTATCCATCTTTCTCCAAGCAGCTTTGAAAGATAGTGTGGGCTGCGACTTCTCTTCATCGCTATATATTTCTAAGAGTACGTCCATTTCCCTTTCCTCTCTTGATTGAATAAATTTTATTACTTCTGGCTCCAAGATGTTGCGTGAGTAATTCTCTGTTCTTGAGTTCTTCCTCCGCCTGTCTCCTAGTTTTAAAACTCTGAATAACCACATCGCCATAGTCTTTCCTTAAAATTATATCCCACATAAAGCTCTCCATGATATAGGAAATAGTCTTTCCATTTCTTTTCCAATAGGTAATACTATTCTATTAGTTTCAAGTTGAGTGTCTTTACTTTTACGTAAACCATACACTCGCGCAAACGCCATAAGTGTACCAGACCAGTACCATTCTGTCAACATACTCTGTGGTAGTATAGCTCTGGCTTGCTCTGCACATACTCCCATCTTTAACATTGCTTTGTAAGCATCGGCGCAGTGACGCTCTGCATCAGAAAATATATAGTTTACAAGACTTTGTGATTTAACTTCCACTGGTGACGATCCCTGCTTAACATCATCAGCACCCTGACGCCAGTAAGTAGCCATCCAAAACTCAGGATCAGTCTTGACATACCTACGACTAACCTCATTCCATACCAATCCCACCTGATGTTTAGCTAACTGTCTTGCAACAAAGATTGGTGCTTTAATTCTAAATTGTGCAGAGCAATGCCCGAAGGGTGTCCAATGATTATGTTTTGCTAGATATTTTATTAGCTTCTCATCCTTTGCTGATAGGTATCCATCCACCTTACCAGCAAAAGGTATCTCATCCCAATCAGATTCTTTGTCAAAGCTTACTCTGGCCGCGTTGACTACGGTAAGATCCGTACCCATGTGTGTTATTAATCTAACTGTCACGATATGTTTCTGCCCACAGATTATCTACAAAATCTTCTTTATCTTGCATGATTTCATCCACCTCCTGCCGCGAAAGTTTCTTTGCCTCCTTATGGTCATACCCCTCTTCAATATACTGACGCACCAGATCACGGAATAGTGCGTTTCTTTCTTTCTGCCATAAATTTTTTACCATTATTCTTCCTCTAAATCCCTAAAGAATTGATCTATATCTGATGGATCATTTACATCATATCCATTTTCTTTTATAATATTCCACAGTTCCTTTGAATATCCATAAGCTAATCTGTTTCTCTCCTCTTTCTTGAAAACATAATCTTTAAAGTTATATATCTTTCTCATATTCTACCCACTGTGATCTTTTATTAACTTCCTGTTTAGCTTTTGATAGGTCTTTCATTAATTCTTTTATGGCCTTATCTTGAGTGTCATTTATTTTTTTTAATTGTTTAACCTGTTTTCTTAGTGTTTCCAATTCATTCATAATTAACTCCACATAAAGTTACTTATTATACACTATTTCTTAACGTGTGTCAAGATAAAATATATGTCTACCTAGCTGACCTAATTCCATGAAGGTGTGAGACAGTCTCCAATGTGGTCTTACATAAGTGGCATGATAGTGTGTAGCACCTACTGTCATCTCTACTATTACTCCAGTGATAGCCATTTCAGACACAGATATTGCCGTTTTAAGTGCTTCTATTTCTTTCATCCTCTCTGGCTTACCATCACACCAGTAAGAGAACATACATTGATGTCTGATAGGATGACCCCTTCTATTATATCTTCCTTGATGTACCACCCCACATATTGTATTGGGAAACCTCTCATCCCTCACCCTTTCAAGTATAACATTAGCTACTGCCAACTGTGCCGTGATGGGTTCTGATCGTGCCTCATAATATACTGCTTCAACTAAACAATTAAGTTCACTAGCTTTAGCTGTTGAAAACATTACACAAATTGTTGGACACACTAAAGCCATCAATAAGAATATCTTTCTCATTAGTGTAGTCCCTGTATTGTTATGTCGTATGGAAATCCAAACTCCATTTCACGTAGTCCTGCTGAAGAGAGAAACCTTGCCGCCTCCTCCTTTGTCTTGAAAGTTTTTATAGCAGTAGCTTCCTCATTTAGCATGGCATCTACACCATCAAAGCCATACTCAGGTAGTTCTTGCACAATTATGTATGTCATTTATTGTCTCCGCTCTTAGGTCTCTTCACAGAGGTTGAGGCGTGGTACTCCGAGATATTGAATTGAAAAATATCTCGGAGTTGTTTCATGACCACACTCATTCCATGTCCAGTGAAATCTCCCAACCCTTCTTGGTCAGGTAGTCTATTGCATCAATCTCAATGCAATCTGCTGCATCTACACGCTCCAGATCTACGTCTGGTTCAGACCAGCCTTGGCTCTCTGCAAACTCAAGCAGATTACCAAGACCTTCATAAGCATAGATGTTATATGATAATTTATTCATGCCGCAATCAACTCCTTCCAGTGTGGTGAGGCCAGCATCTTCCGCACCTTCTCCTCACGCAACGGCTTGGTATTGTTCTTCTTTACGTGGGTAGACCAGCTTGTAGCTGCCTGATAAGCAGTCCAGAGATTACCCCTGTCTCGTGTGCCATACTTCTCATACTTACCGTGACCCTCCAGGTGTCTGGTCTCCTCATCAAATACTTTCATCAGGTTGGATAGCATAACCTTGTTAGGCACTGTCGCCCTGCTTACATTATCCATACGCTTGGCAAGTGTGTTGGAGAACAGTTTGATTACATTATCTCTGCCAACCTCACTATTATACCACACCTTCATCTCATTCAGGCCATCACCAGAAATAAATTCTGCTGCGTTCTTTATCTTTGCAGCAAAAGATGGTACTGAGAAGTTCTTCCCATGCCTACCGTATACATAGGCAAGCTTGTTGCCGTTGACCAGAGTATTATAGCAGGCATTTCTGAAGAAGCCCATCATCCCTGAGTTAGCCCATGTTCTGTTATGACTGGTCCTGAACTTAAACTCAGGTACTATGACATCGTTCTTACTGTCTATAGTGGTGGCATGGGCAGGGAACCTAGCAGTCAGTTCCATCTGTTCTCCATCACCGTATAGGGTAGACTGAAAGGTTGCATCCGTCAGGTCTATACCCGATTGCTTCAGAGCTTCCTCCAGACCTGTAGTCACATCAAGATACTGTACTGGCTCGTACTTTTCAGATACAATAGCCAGAGGCTTACCGTTGTCCTTCCTCCTTAGACCTACACCAATGTCAGACGGCAAGCTACGCATAAGAGGGGGTGCCGCCTCATAAAGTGAGAACTTTTCTACTTCAAAGTCCAGCTTTGTGTGATCAAATAAATTCATGGTCATTTTCCTTTAAGTTTAGTTGTAGAGTGTGTAGTGTTTTAATACACCGCGATAGCCTGTCACCATCATAGAGCCTGACCTGCCCGTTTAGTTGCAGGTTGGACAGTATCTCCAGTGCCTCATCAATAGCTTCAATGGTTTTCATATTCTATCCATTCATCATAACCTTCTGTAGCTGACCTCATTTCGTTCTCAATCCATCCATTAAGTTCATCAATGTCAATCGGATCGTTATTGATGTGGACCAATTCAAGATACTCTTCCACCATTGGATAGCACCACGCATCCTCTTTGAAATCTATAAATTGCCAGACCTCTTCCTCGCTCCTGAATTCGGGCGTAAACATTAGTCAACCTCCTTGATTGTGTTCTTTGTGGTTATCGTCTGGAGTGTCTCACCAACAGGTAGAAAAAATGTTATATCATTAGTGTCACCACTCTCAGTTGTCGCGGTAATGGTGACACAACTAAACCAATCGTGGTGCCTTGTGGATGTTTCGATGTTGGTTACTCTATGTAAATCTACATTCATTTTGATTTCTTTCAGTCAGTGTTTATGTTAAATCAAACATACCATAAATATATTATAATGTCAATTACTTTTCTTCGTGTATGGTGTTGTCGGTTCAGCTACTACACACATCGCAGCATGTAACACCTTTGTGATTAATTGTATACCTAGTATCGGGGTGGGTGCCTTGGCTATTGTATAAACCATTGCCGCGTTTAGTGCAGCTTCCGCGATAACTATAGTCTCCTTACCTTCATCATGTAAAAAATTTAATTCGGTTGCCAGCCTTTCTGTAACTTCATCAAACTGTTTAACTGGTTTCATAGGTTCTCCCATTCATTTAAGTTCTGACAATGCGAGTAGACCTGCGCCGCAACTAAGCACACCAATACAAGTTAGAAGAAAACAAAACCAAGATTCAAAACTAGACCAGTGCAAGTCTATACTATCAGACATCATTAACCCACTGTATCCAACAAACGCACCACATAATATAATAAACCATAAAAATATTTTCATCTGTTATCTCCATTGTTTATACATCCTGTATAATTGGTGGGTAGCCTTGGAATCGAACCAAGTTTGCGTGGTTTTACAGACCAGACGAGATCCCAACCTCTCCCGCTACCCGTTGTTCACTTATAATTTGGTAAAGTGGGAAGGGAGGGAATCGAACCCCCCATTAGGTAGCTGTACCTACCTTGCTGCATTGTACAGACCTCCAGCACAACTACTTGTACCTTCGCAGGTTTACAGCATTCATTCACCAGACTTCCCATTAATTAAATGTCTTT